CACAGAGAAGACGTCACCCGGCTGGTCTTTTTTACCGGCGAGTGGGTTCTGCGTGGCACGGCTGCAGAATTCGAGGTATTCGGTGCCGAGGCTTGCCGGGTCATCGGTCACGGCCAGCCCGATGAGATAGCACTTGCCACTGTTGGCAAAATTCGGGCGGATCTCCATGGAGGTGTAAACTTTCTGCCCGGCCTTAACCATGCTGACCAGCTCGTCGAGCGGCTGGATTTTGCCAAACAGCGCCTTTTTACCGTTGAGCACTGAGTCATCACTGATGGTTTCGGCTTTGACTTCGATAACGTCACCGTAGCGTTTAAACGGACTGTCAGGCATCAGCCCCCGGATATGCTCGAGGTTGATACGACAGCCATAGACACGCGGGTCGAACGTATCGGCCATATCCTGAATATCATCGCCACTGATGACGCGGCCATCGCAGGTGTCACCCTCGACGCCGATGCGAAACCATTTAGAAACTTTCTTTGCCATTGTTCAGGTGTCCTGATGTTGGGTTTTCGGGTCGGGGTTAGTTTCCCGACTCCGTCCCGCATCAGCCACCGGTTACAGAAGTGCAACCCCTGACACAACAGTGGTTTAGCGATAACGCCCGGGCTTTTCCTTAGCCTTGCCTCGTGACATCAAAACGAGGCAACCATGACCATTTCAACTGACCTTTCACCGCTCAATGACCCGCGACGACAGGCGCGGCTGCTGTACTGGCAGGGGTTCGCCGTGCCGCAAATCTGCGACATGCTGCAGCTCAAGCGCCCGACCGTGCAGAGCTGGAAACAGCGTGATGGATGGGAGGAAACCGCGCCGATTAACCGTGTGGAATCGACGCTTGAGGCGCGGCTCATCCAGCTTTACGCAAAGCAAGACCTTACCGCGCATGACTTCAAAGTCGCTGATTTTCTGTCGCGCCAGCTGGAGCGCCTCGCGCGCGTGAACCGCTACAGCCAGACCGGAAACGAGGTGGATTTAAACCCCAACATTGCGAGCCGCAACAAAGGGGATCGCAAAAAGCCGAAACGTAATTATTTCAGCGAGGAGGCAATTGAGAAGCTGGAAGAGATTTTCCTCGACCAGTCCTTTGCGTATCAGCTCCACTGGTATAAAGCGGGGTTAGAGCACCGCATCCGCCACATCCTGAAATCGCGCCAGATTGGCGCAACGTTCTACTTTGCGCGCGAGGCACTTCTGCGCGCCCTTAAAACCGGCCAGAACCAGATATTTTTGTCAGCGAGTAAAACGCAGGCTTACGTTTTCCGTAAGTACATCATCGCCTTTGCGCGTCTGGTCGACGTGGATCTGTCAGGCGACCCGATTGTCATCGGCAACAACGGCGCAGAGCTGATTTTTCTCGGGACGAACTCCAACACCGCGCAGAGCCACAACGGCGACCTGTATGTCGATGAAATTTTCTGGATCCCAAATTTCCAGCGCCTGCGCAAAGTGGCCTCGGGCATGGCCTCGCAGTCACACCTGCGCACGACCTATTTCTCGACCCCATCCACGCTGGCGCATGGTGCTTATCCGTTCTGGTCAGGCGAGCTGTATAACCGGGGGCGCAGTAATCGCGACGAACGTGTCGACATCGATATCAGCCATCAGGCGCTTGCCGGTGGCGTGCTGTGCGGTGACGGCCAGTGGCGGCAGATTGTCACCATTGAGGACGCGCTGGCCGGTGGCTGCACCCTGTTTAACCTCGACCAGCTCAGGCAGGAAAACAGCGCGGATGACTTCCGTAACCTCTTCATGTGCGAGTTTGTCGACGACAAGGCATCGGTATTCCCGTTCGAGGAGCTGCAGCGCTGCATGGTCGATGCGATGGAAGAATGGGAGGACTTTGCACCTTATGCCGACCGTCCGTTTAACTGGCGCCCGGTCTGGATTGGCTATGACCCGTCACACACCGGCGACAGCGCAGGCTGTGCGGTACTGGCTCCGCCACTGGTAGCCGGTGGCAAGTTCCGCATCCTTGAGTGCCATCAGTGGAAAGGCATGGACTTTGCCGCGCAGGCCGAGGCTATCCGCTCGCTCACCGAAAAATACACCGTCGACTATATCGGCATCGATGCGACCGGCATCGGCCAGGGTGTTTACCAGCTCGTGCGCTCATTCTTCCCGGCGGCGCGCGCCATCCGCTACACGCCGGAAATGAAAACCGCCATGGTGCTGAAAGCAAAAGACACCATCCGACGCGGGTGTCTGGAATACGACGCCGGGGCAACCGACATCACGCAGTCATTTATGGCTATCCGTAAAACCATGACCAGCAGTGGCCGCAGCTCCACCTATGAAGCCAGCCGCAGTGAAGAGGCCAGCCATGCGGATATCGCGTGGGCGACCATGCACGCCCTGTTAAACGAACCGCTTTCCGCCGGTAGCGGGATGCAATCAGCCTCAATTTTGGATATTAACTAAGATGAAAAAACGCCAAAAGAAACAGCCACAACAGTCAGCCAGCATGACCGCCAGCGCACCGCAGAAAATGGAGGCATTCACCTTTGGTGAGCCCTCCCCCGTTCTGGATCGCCGCGATATCCTCGACTATGTCGAGTGCATCAACAACGGGAAGTGGTACGAGCCGCCGGTCAATTTCTCGGGTCTGGCAAAAAGCCTGCGTGCCGCCGTACATCACAGCTCCCCGATTTACGTTAAGCGCAACATTCTGACGAGCACCTATATCCCGCACCCGTTGCTGTCGCGTCAGGATTTTAGCCGCCTTGTACTCGATTATCTGGTCTTTGCAAACGGCTATCTTGAGAAGCGCCTGAGCGTGACCGGCCAGCTCATGAAGCTGGAAACCTCCCCGGCCAAATACACCCGCCGGGGTGTCGAGGAGAATGTTTATTGGTACGTGTCGAGCTTTACCCACCCGCACCAGTTCGCCCCCGGCTCGGTGTGCCATTTGCTTGAGCCCGATATCAATCAGGAACTCTACGGGATGCCGGAATACCTGAGCGCGCTAAATTCCGCTTGGCTGAATGAATCCGCCACGCTGTTTCGTCGCAAGTATTACCAGAACGGCGCGCACGCGGGTTACATCATGTACGTGACCGACGCGGCGCAGAGCAGCACTGACGTCGAGGCGCTGCGCTCCGCGATGCGTGACTCGAAAGGGCTCGGGAATTTTAAAAACCTGTTTTTCTATGCCCCCAACGGGAAACCGGACGGCATTAAGATCGTGCCGCTGAGTGAAGTCGCCACGAAGGATGATTTTTTCAATATCAAAAAGGTAAGCGCCGCCGACCTGCTCGATGCGCACCGCGTACCGTTCCAGCTAATGGGGGGCAAGCCGGAGAATATCGGCTCAATGGGGGACATCGAGAAGGTAGCGCGGGTGTTTGTACGTAACGAGCTGACGCCGCTGCAGGAGCGTTTCAAAGAAATAAACGACTGGTTAGGAATGGATGTAATAAATTTCGTCAATTATCAGATCTAAATACTATGCCCCTAATATAGTTTTTTAGGGGCAGATATTTTTACGCAAAATCATGAACCATGCACAATTTGACAGACTCTTGTTAATGACAACCTAGTCTCATTTTCTATTGTAAAAACTGGAAAGCCGTGCTGCATTTCAGGTGCAGGCAACGGATTCCTTACAGTATTCCTTTTATAAGGCTGTCTCCTTCGAGATAATTTACTTATTACCCCAACGTATTCAATCCTCCTATTCAAATGACCATGAAGTTTTAATACCGAAGAGAACCACTGGCATAAATGGATGCCTGTTACAACTTGTTTCACTGCCCCTGTTGCAGCATATGACTTAAGATCGATAACCACAAAATAATCAGTATCTTTATAACTAGTAACAAAAACACCATCACAAACGGAACAAACCCCTTCAAGTGAAGATGCTTTTAGAAATTTCCATACTGGTTTTGGCACAGTTGGTGAATCTAAAGAAAATCCATATACCCCATTACCATTTACCAGTAATTTTTTATTAGAAGCACCCGGATTTTCTTCAACAACAGCCCAGCACTCTTGCTCTCTCTTCAATTGAAAAGCAGGTTCAATACAGCCTTGCATGATATTTATAATACTACTCATGATTGTTGTCACCCTCTTCTACAGAGCGACCATCAACCAAGGAGTAATAAATCTCATCATTGTCATCATTTATTGAGTTAATCACTTCATCAAAAGTGATTGCACTTATACCTTCATTCGTTTTTCGCATTTCACTCACGGAGTTATTATCGAAAACGTAAGCAGCAACAGATTCAGGATTCAGGATTGACTCCTCGCTAACACCCTGTTTCTTCATCACAGTATTTCTTTGTGAAATAAGGTCTTTCGGGACAGAATGAAGCATCATCAAGCTATTTATTTCTTTAACAAAATAATCACTATGCGTGCTAACAACGATACGTAATCCAGAATTTACAAGCTTCGCAAGAAAGCGTGCTATGACACGTTGATTTGAAGGATGAAGATTCAACTCAGGTTCATCAATCATCAATATATCACCTATTTTGGCCTGGTGCTCTAAATAAAACCAAAGCCCAAAGAGGCTTTTTACTGTAGATGACGATAAATGTAACTCGATTTTACTTGCTGCTTTATTCCCTTTCTTATACGTTGAAAAATAAATTTGCCCTTCAGTATCAACTGAATACTTGCCAGAGATGATTTTCTTTAATTCTTCAGCAAATTTATGGAATTCACCATTTTTATTTCTTCGGTTTACTTTAATTTCATTTAGCCAATCAATATAATTTGCAATAGGCGCAGAATATTTTGACTTCATGACATCATTCAAAAGAGAGTTCAAATCAAATTGTTCTTTGGATGCATGATGTAAAAGAGCAGTCCGTCTTGAACTAAGCTCATTGAAAAATAAATGCAGCCCATTCCTTTCCGCTGGAATTAAGAACGCAGGGCTTTCATCATATTCTATCTTCAACAACTGACTTAAAGTCATATTAATGAAAGATTCGAGCCTAGGAAAATTAGATTCCAGCAGTGTAATATGTAATATTTCACTGTGACTTTCTTTTGACATCAACACGACTTCTTTTTTTCCGGTCCCTAAGACAAGACTAACTTCAAGTTTTTTTTCTAATACATTAGCTTTTAAATTCTTTTCATCTATAACCCAATCAAAAGCCGAGTTAGAAAATATATCTTTATCATTAGTATTGAAAACATTAGCCAACATCCTTGATGCACTTTTGTTAAATTCTTTTTTTATTGCAGCAAAGTTAGCTTCAATCCATTCAATTACATTAAACTCGAAATTGCCGTTCTCAACTAAATCTTTAGCAATATTAGTAACTTGGGGCAATTTTAAAAATGGTGATGGCATGTTTAAAAAACCATAAAGGCTATACATCACCCATGTTTTACCTGTATTGTTCTTACCGCACATGATTGTCAATGGTTTGGCATCAATTTCACCTTGTGAAATGCATCCTATATTTTTGAACGAAAATGTCCAAGATGCTAATTTTTTAACCATTGGGGTAGTATTTTTTTCCATTAAATATCCTTAATTTGATTACTCTTTTTGCAGATCAAACCTTGAAGATGTAAGAAAGTCAATACCCCACATAGCGCGCAGTGCTATCCCCGCCTCGCCTGCGCGCTTAACGGGTCGGTTTTAATGCAGGTGCATCATGAGCCTGGAGCCTTGCCAGTACTGGCGCAGGCTGGCAAAACCAGAAATAAAAAACGAATGCAAACTCATGCACCTAATGCATGCCCCACTAAAACCGGGAAATATGGTGGAAAAAAAGCGTAAAAAACCGGCCTTCAGAGTGCCGGTTTGGGACGAGTTTTAGTGTGGTTACTTACTACGTAATGCGTCAATAACACTGTTAAGGCACATACTGATAACAATCAACAGAAAAATGGTCGTCCACGGATTTTCATAAATGAGAGATAACATATTGATATAGATCCTTATATTGTTACATTATAGTATGATTTAATAGGTCTTTAACAATCTGACCGAGTTTTACCTTACCAACTTTCGCGTAAAGCATTTAACTAATTGCGAAGTGCGGGGCATGGCACATCAAGCGCAAAAGAGACTTACAGAATTATCTTTTAGGGTGCGCACTCACGTAAATCCTATGATTTACGAAAAAACCTAGCCACTCATCCGTTATATTTGAAAGAAAAGAAGCTAGACTTTAAATTTAGCTTGTTGCACCAGCCTCGCATGTACTTATATAAGTTATTTTTAACAACCAAACACTTTCACTTCCTCCTAGGAAAAAACAATGTCAAAAGAAAATACACCATTGGAACCAAACATAAATATTAAGGCAGACTTCACCGAAATATTAAACTCCTCCCCGAAGGGAGCTAAATACATATTTAATATTCTTTTCGGTAAAAAACACGCCGAGGCAGAGCGAAGAATAAGATTATCGAACGCTCAGGATTATGCAGATATGAAAAAAATTGTATCTGGAGAAGCCGTATATGACAATGAAAGTAACCAGATAACACTCCCTAACCATGATATCAAATCATTGATTGTCAGCGCCTTGCAGGATGAAGAAGTTACAAACCTTATAGGCTGCATAAAAAGCACATCTCATTATATTGATGATATTTCTGACGAAGAAAGCGAGCCATCACAAGACTTTATAAACAGATGGCGAAATGATGCCAAGTTAATAAGCGATGAGTCTATTCAGTATGTCTGGGGTCGAATTCTGGCGGAAGAAATAAACGCTCCTAAAACTGTTAGTATCAGGACCCTAGATGTAATAAAGAATTTATCAAAAGAAGAAGCCGAGATTTTCTCAGAGTCTCTGGATTTTATATTTTATAGTTCGTACCTGATAGAAAATGGAGATGTTAACAATCCATTTATCTCAGCCGATAAAGGCCGTAAGTTAAATGATGCTGGCTTAATAGCCTCTTTTACCCCAGGTATGTATCGGCAAGGGCCATGGCCTACGCAACGTTTTGTTTTCAAGGGAGATACCATACCTAAAGTATTTTATCTTAGCAGTTCTGATAAATACTACTTTATCGACGCAGAAAAAGTAAATGAAGATCCAAAAGTCAAGATATGGGAGTTAACAAATGCTGGCAAAGAATTATATGAAATCCTTAAGAAAGGGCACAAAACAAAAGAACAGTCAGTAAAGCGAGTTATTGATTGGATATTAAAAGATATAAATGCATCTGAATTTTACTATGGAGATATTGTTGAAACCATAGATAATAAAAAGTCGGTTGAATATATAAAAACAGTAGTTAGGAATGAATAAACAGTAATAAAACGTCAAATTCATTTGCAGCCGACTCTTAAACAGGCGCAGACCAGAGTTTTCGCCTGTTTTTTTTCAAAAGTAAAATATAATCATCAAAAGATGTAAAATAAAGAAATGTTTATTTTCCATTCACAAAAAATAAAGCCGCACTAACTCTATGGCTTCCCTATTTTCTCGTCTACGCGGGATATAACATCCAGTGATTTATCCCCCTTTCGAATGGCCTAAATCGAATGCACAACAGTAATTATCCTTGAATTAAATAAACTTTCATAAAACCCACTCCGTTTGAGTTGAATCCTCTGGCCACTCATCAGCTACCGGATACTTGAATTTTTTATCTCCATTAATAACCGCTGCCCCACGCGCC